ATATAATAAAACATTTTTAAATAAAAAACCCACCTTATTGGGGTGGGTATTAATATTATATAATATTGGTTAAATCAGATTCGGTTAGTTTGATAATTTTCATTAGATCAATCCTTTTATTTCACTTTTTACTTTACCAAGTTCATTAAATTTAAATTCTTTACCAAATTTACTACCAACCTTTTTAACGGTTATTCCATCTTTTCGGAACATAACTTGTCCAACGTGTTTTCCATCACAATGAATTTCAAAATCGTTACCAACTTGTTTTACTTTACAATCGTGTGATTTAATAAAGTTTTTAATTGTTTCTTGAAATCTATCGAGTTTAACGTCAACATCCTTTTCCTTAACTCCTTTATCTGTTTTACCTTCTTGGATAACTCTTTGTACGATTCTAATTAAATCGGATTCTGTAAGTTTTACAATCTTTTTCATAATGATAAATATATGTTAACTACCATATATTCTCCATTATATGAGAATTAACATATAAAAAAACCCCACCTTATTGGGGTGGGGTTGGTTTAATTATTTAACAATAATCATATTTGTATTTGAGATTGGTAATCTCATCACGGGGATTACACCTAAGGATTCTGTATCCATTTTCTGCATTACCTCGTAAAAACCTAACTCAGAACATTTAACGGTTGGGACATTATCAAAAGATTCCACAACATCTCCTGTGTGTCTATAATTACTTAGTACTTTAACCGTTTTTAAGGTTGTATTAAAAATTAATGTTTGCATATTATTTTTTATTTAAGTTTAAAAACATTCCACTATTACCTGCCATTGTTGTTGGCAATTTCCCGTCCCAAGCTTGTGCTTTCAAATACTCAATATACATTGGTGTAATTTGATTTTGTTTAATCTTAATTGCTTGTGCCGCGGCGTAAGCGTTAATGATTAATTCCGCAGAGTCAGCTCTAGCTACAGCAACTTTACGTTTACCTTCAGCAATCGCAGTTAATGCTTGTTGTTCCGATGCTTCCGCTTGTTGGATCGCCTTTGTTTTAGCGATAATTGATTCTTGTAATGCTTCAGGTGGTGTGATGTTTGTACGTAATTGTGATACGTTGAACCATTTAGATAATCGAACGTTACATTCAGCGACGATAGATGCTTCAAATGCTTGTCTGTGTCCAAAGATACTATCAACCTCCCAAGTGTTTGCCACGTCATTCACCGCTCCGATAATTGCGTTTTTCAACCATCCTTGCTCTACTTGTTTCACATCCAATCGTAAATTCACGAACATATCCCCAATATTTGCCTCTTTCAAAGAGTAGTTAAATGTTGGTTTAATGGTTGCAGGGAATCCACCTTTTGTGATTACTTGTTGGTCATCATACTCAATGTGTTGTTGGAACGTTGGGAACTCTAACATCTGTTCTGTCCAAGTATTATAAACTACCCACCCTGTTTTGTATTGGTAATTTGTAACACCACGTTGAGATCCTACCAAACTAACTTTTAAACCTTTGTATCCACTATCTACTTTTTCAAGGGCAAATGGTTGAACCATCGATAAAATTAAACCTAAAACGAAAACACCAATAGGCTTGATTAACCAACTCGCTTGAAATGTCTCTCTGGTATCATTCCATCGATCTGTTTCAACTTTAAACATACTTCCTCGTGTTTTTAATGCGATGAGGATTGCCGCAATTAAACCTGTAATAAAAATTAATGTACTAATCATCTTTTTTTTCTTTTAAATTGTTATAAATAAATTTGTAAATGAGTTTAAACATATAATATGTGCTAACCAAAACTCCTAATGTCGACACAATTTGTAATTCGATCGATACTTCCCTACTTAAGATAAACTCAGTGTATAAGTTTACAACGTAAAGATGTATTATAACTAGTATGGTGACTCCCCACCCTCCTAATTTAATTTTATTAAACATACTACTTCATATTTTATTTATTGGTTATTACTTGTGAGATACAAATTTAATCATTTTTTCAATTACTATCAAATGGAATTTGTTCTAATTTTAATCCCACCATTGAGCCAGCCTTTCCTCCAAAACTCGGAAAAGAAGTTTATTTGCTTTATTATGGTTATGGTAAGACACCAATAAACATAAACGTTTTTTATCAACTTGTTCTCCATTCTTTTTGATAACATCACGAACTGAAGAAGGATACTTATTTAAGTATTCATCAAATCTTTCACCCGTTATTTCAATCTCAATAGATTTTAGATCTGGTTTATTTGGTACATCTTCAAAACTAATATTAGTGTCCCAATAATCCATACATTCTAATTGATAATGTTCTTCCATAACTCTTTCAAGTAAGTTAAGAGCCAAAGTCATATAACGATTATCTCTATCAATATCCATATGTCTATTGGCATTGACAAGTTCCTTTCTTTGGAACTCGATTTTCTTTTGTAATATTTTTAGGATAAAGTTACCGTCCCAATCTCTATCGTGGTAAATAGTTGGCATCCATTTAAAAATGTTTTTTACACCGGTAAGAAAGTATTTTATTCTCCAATGTAATCTACTAAATAAAGTATTTCTACTCCAAGCAGAATCTTCAGGTATCGGTAATTGTTTATATGTTTTCATTTATTTAATTTAAAAATTTTAAATGGAGGTTTAATTCTTACTTCACTCCCATCACTATTAAAATAATATGCAGTGTCCCCATCAAACGATATGGTATCGGTATACCAAATGGCATCGTGCATTGGGTTTATACCTGAGGTTGGGACATAGACCTTTCCTCTGATTTCGTATTTGTATTTTTTACCAGCACAAGATACCAATAAAAGAGAAATAAAAAGTAATTTTTTCATATTATGTTTTTTTATTATGGTAATAGATCGTCACCGGCTAACCAATCATCGTATCTTACAGGTTCAATTTCATTATATTCCGGCAACGGATATTCAAAAAGGGGGTCATAATAGGGTGAAAATTCAGTAGTGGTAACGTCCCAACTTGGTGTCATTCTAATCAGTCTACCCCTTTCACCAACTAAATTGGCTTCATTAAACACCGCCTGTTGTTCAATCTCTTTACCATTACGATATTTTTTAATCATTTTTGGTAATTTAAGAGTTCCCAATTTATACAATAAATTAATATTCACCAATTGGATTCTTGCGACGTGTGAGAATGTTAAAGAAGGTTCATTATTAAATCTTGCTCGTTCTTGGACGTTTATTAATTCATTATTTCTGTATTGATATTCCACCGTAATTCTATCATCACCATCGACGGATCCCTTTCTTATTGAGAATATTAAACATTCAGGTCTTTCAGTGTAAGTTCTCACGCAGTTTCTTTGGTGTTGGGACTCTTTTTCGTAATCATTTGTTTTACGGAGTAACACCGGATAATATGTTTCATTTTCATACTCAATTGGGGTTTCTAACGAATCAACATCACCATAGAATCTTTCAACCTCACCTTTTTTATATGAATCAATTAATCGACTGAATTCCTCGTGTTCCTCATTAAATTCCGCTTCAGAGTTAAATTTAAATCTTACTTTTTCACCCAATTTCTCAAGTTCACTCTTAAATGCTATGTGTTCATATAGGGTATCAAAATGTCTATCATCCCACAGAAAACCTATTTTAACAATTCTCTCTTTTTCTTTTTTTGTTAAAACATTTCCCAATACATTAATAAGATTTTTTTGTTGTTCCTTTGAGGTTGAGTACCAATATCTACCACATCTTTCTTCATCATAGTGAACAGAAACCGGCACCTCTTCATCGTAATTAGGAACCGGAATTAGATCTTCTATGTTTTGATTTGGGTATGATCTACCCACTCTATATCGTTCATCAAATAATTCATCCGGAAGTTGGTTAAAACTATCGATCCCTAACATAGTATACATCATAAACATTCTATCGAAAGCAACCCATTCAATCTCGTTGAGGATCTTTTTAACTTTGGATCCTTTGAGATTCATCTTACTCATCATCGCATCAACAAGATTCATATTGTGTTTACGCAATTCAACCCTTGAGAAAAATGTTCCTCCGAACTTCTTCCAATTATTAGGTACTTTAACACCATTTACCAAATAGGTGGTTAGGGTATAGAAATTTCTAATATTATCAGTTTTAAAGTCTTGGGCATTAGTTATACCCAATCTATCCCAAATTTTTTCAAAAAAACTAAAGAAGTAAAAGTCAGGTTTAATATCTTTATCAATACCTAAACTACTATACAATCCATAAATTGCCTCATTAGTAGGGTTTATTTTCATAGTTCTACTAATAATTTTTTTCTGTTTGGTAGAAAAGACCCCCGAATAAAATAATTTTGTTTTGAAGTTGAATGTGAGGTACCTTGTTGTTTTTCTTACCCTAAAGTATTTTTTCCCAACTCTTCTGTCTCTAGTTTGGTATTGATACTTAATAGAGATTTTATTTTCACACTCCTCAATAAAAACTCTTTGTCTTTCAAAATGAACCGCAGAAAGTACATTACCATAATGTTTAATAAAGTCCTCCTCAGTTAACAATAATGAGTCAGAATAAAACCTTTCTTTATTATCAGATAAGGCGTAATCGTCAGTGTTATATGTTCTAACGCCCGATAAATTTTTATTAACAGGACAATAGTTGAGGAAAGTCTTTATTCTATACGACTTCTTCTCAACAAACTTACTGAATGTTTTACCTTCAACTACTAACATACCACAAAAATAAAAAAATCCCCCAACTTAATCAAATCGGGGGATACATTTTTTCTAAAATCTTATTCATTTTGTTTTAATACTAAGACACCTTGTCTATGTAAGTGTCCTAGTATAATCCAATAAATTATT